CGGCAAACGAGAAAAAATTCCAACAGGGTATAAAAATCGGTCTGATTCTTGATACCCGAGGCCACGTTCCAGGAGCGTAAATCCACGTCCCAGTTGATCTGGCTCTTGGAAAAGCCGCTTTTCACCTGAATCACCGATGTATTGAACTCCGGCCCGCCCTCGGATGCGAGCGAAATCTCATCGGGAAAACGTGGGGACTCGATAAAACTCATCGGGAGTCACGCATAGCGCAGAGTGCTCGCTTGCTTCGCTCGCTCAAGCGCATAGTGTCCGGAACTCTATGCGCTTTGCCCTTTGCCGCATTATAGTTTGCGTTGTCCTCGCCGCGTCGCACGCGCAACCATACCCTCGACCTGGGCCTGGGAGCGGAGAAAGCTCCCGGCATCATTGGTCCTCACGTGCCACGTGTTGTAAATATTTCCGCCCCGGCCGCGCTCACCCGCTGGAATCACCTCTTCCCCTCGATGAAGGATGGCCGGAACCTCGTCGGATCCGAGTCCGGGAAAGCCGCCGTCTTGATACCTCCGGGCCCCGGCAAACATCGTAGGATCGTAACGCCGCATGGAAACCCGCGTTAGCCCGACGATGCCGCCAGACTGATATTCTGGGATCTGCCCGGGCCCCGGGCCGTAGACGGGTTGGTCGGCGCCAAAGATCGCCCCAACGAGATTTCCGAGAAGGCCGCCCACTGGAGCCCCCGGTGTGCCATAGTCCTTGCCGAGAAGCATTGTCTTTCCTAAAGTCGTGATATAATTTGCCGCGATAGAATCGAGGACCTGTTTGATTCTGTTCCCAAGATCTGCCCAACCTTTGAACTGGCCATGCATAAAATCCTGCAGGGCATCAGCCACCGCGTCGAAGGATCGCTCGAAGGCCCGGCGGGTGAATTCCGTCATCTCCTCGGTCTTCTCTTTCGCTTTTTTCGTGGCGCTCTCATAGATTTGTCCGAGAACAACAGCCGCCTCTTGTTCGGTCAGAATCTGCTCTTCGATTGCCCGCTGTACGATCTCTATGCGCTTCTCCATTTCGGCATTGGTCTCGGCGACGCGGCGCTGAGATTCCGACCTCTTGAGGCCCAGCGGCGATCTCCCCCAAATCCTGTTCCCACATCTTTATTATCTCGCCGAGCTTGTTGAGCTCGAAAGTCGCCTGTTTGATATCCTCGACAAGCTGATCCCAGCGATCAAGCTGCATCACCATCTCGCCGGTCAAGGCCGAGGTCCCAAGCTTCGCCAAAAGAGTCGTTTTCGCGTATTCGTGGGCGGCGCCTTCACTCTGCGTCAGTTTGATGAACTGAAGCTCAAGCTGATCGTTTTGATCAATCAGGGATTTCAGCCATTGCTTGGCATGCTTATCTGGAGGTTTGGCCGCGGCGGTTTGTTGGCCAGCTCTTCTTTTTTCTCCATCTTCCACCTTTTCCAAAAGAGCGTGAAGCGCTGTAAGCCTCTTCTCCGTTTCTTCCATTGGCTTTGCAACGGCAGAGCCCCGCTGCGCCATGGATTTTAAAATTGCAAGGCTCGTTTCTGCGCGTTGAATGTCCTCGCGAATCTCATCGCTGAATGACTTTCCGAAGCCCAAAGCCTTGGCCGTCCGGCCGATTAGGGCGGCCCAGAAGTTCGTAGCTTCGGCGGTCATTTCTACCAGACGGTCTTTGAGATCTCCCAGTGCTTTGTAAGCTTCTTCCGTCTCCTTCGAGACTTGCGGCAGACCTCTCTCCGCTATCATCATCAGCATCGGCAGAAGCTCAGCACTGGCCTTTCCCGCGAGGCGTTTTGCAGTAGCGAGTTTTTCCGATTGCGTGGTAACATTTCCCATTTTCTTGGCAAAGAGCTCGAGAAAACCCTCCGGATCTGACATTGATTTACGGACCTCATCGGTTGTGATCCCGAGCGTTTTCAACGCCTGCGCTTGCTCGCCGGTACCATCCTGACCTTCGGCGAGTGAGATCATCAGGCGATTTACACCAGTCGCTAAACTCTCCAGCGAAGTCCCACTCTGGTCTGCCATGGGTTTGAGACCAGCGAGCACTCCTATTGAGATGCGGGTCTGGTCAGAAAGATCGGAGAGTTTGTCTCCGACATCAAGCAAATGTTTTCCGAAACCGATCAAGGTACCCACGCCAAGGCCGACGCCGAAGACTCCGGCAAAATTCCTGATTTGATTATTCAGGCCGCCCAGACTTCGCTCGATCTTCGAGGAATTGGCCGAAACCTCATCCTTAAGACGCACTATTAATTCAGTTATGTTAGCCATAAACAAATTGCGGATTGCGGATTGCGTAGTTCGACGAGCTCACCACGTCCTGAGCCTGTCGAAGGACGGATGGCGAAAAAGGGAAGATATTCTTTTCGCTATTCGCCTTTCGCTTTTCGCTATTCTTCATTTGTTTTTCTTCAAAAGCTCAATGAGCTTTTTTACCGGGCTGTAGCCCAATCGCGATTCCTCCCGCTTGCGCTCTTTGATCCTATTTTTTTTCCTCAGTCCCTCGGGGAACGTTATCAGTAGATTCAAATAGAATTCTCGGTCGGCAGCTTGCCGTATTCCTTCGCCAGCGCCCGGACTATCTTCGCCGAGTCCGTAAGCGCGAAAGGATTCGGCCTCAGCCGCTACCTCCTTTTTATGACCAGACCACTCCAGGATCTCGCCGGCAAGGGCTCGGAAATCGTCCCAGCTAAGATCCCGCACATGGACGAGAGTTTCGGAGTGCTCTTCGTCATCCTGGTCCGTAAATTTAGGCGCGATTGAGCCCGAGACGATCGCGCGAGAAGAAAAACGCTGGATTTCTGCGGCGCTGATCTTTTTGGAGCGTGATGCTGACTCTGATCGGGGACCCTCCCCATTCTCCTCGATGCCCGAAGACGGCAGCGGCAATTCGCCGAGGTCCAGGAAATCCATCAAGCGGATCTTGCGGATCTCGACCGAAAGACCGGAGGGCAGAATTACAGTTTTGCGCGCTTGTTTTTTAAAATCCTGAACGCTTGATGTCATGGGATCCCTCTCACTCTAATCCCCCTCTTTCCCCCTTTAATAAAGGGGGAAGAAGAGGGATTTCGCCGTTCGCAATTCGCCATTCTTTTACGCCAGGTATGCGGCGACGGCGTTGTAAACCCAGGCCACGATCTCATCGTTCGTGCCATCGTCCATGATTTTGCCCTCGAAGGTCAGGACCTCTTTTTCGTTCTCGGTCGTGCGACCGATCGTGCGGAACTGGATCAGGGGCACGACGATAATGACGCCGAATTTATAGGCGCCGGTGGCGGCGATGATCTCGCCGGAATTGAGATTGAATTCGAACGCGAGCTTGGTCTGGCTCAGATAATAGTCCAGTTCCGTAGCCTCGGAGGCGCTATCGACTTCCAGGGGCAGCGTTATCGTGCCGTTGCGGCGCCCGGGATAGAGGACTTTTCTGACCTTGCCGCTGCCGGCACGATAGCCGTCTTCTCCCTGCAGTGCATTCACCCAGGCGTGGGCGAAGCCGTTAAGGACGCGCGTGGAGAGCTCGACGTTACTGGCTCCGAGATTGACCGCGCCCTGAACCGGATCGGCCGGAATCGTGATCGCCGTGCCGCTCGTGGGCTTGACAAAAATCTTGGCGTCGCCCCAGCGGAGCCAGTTTTCCGACTTGGCAGCGGCAAAAGCATCGGCGGCGGTCACGCGGCTACCGGAGCCGATCAGAGGGCAATTGAAATTCATATAGGGTCCGTTGATGCCTAGCGAATAACCGTCGCCCTTGATCCCCGTGTACTTGTATTGCGCGCCTCCCTCATGTTTCGTCTGAGCCGCGATCGAGGGGAGACTGGCCGGGGCTGCCGGAGTGATCTTATGGCGGTAGGCGACCAGAGCCGCTTCCTGCACGGACGCGACGGTTCCCAACGCGAGCCCCATCAGGCCCGCCATAGAGTTGGGCTTGGCCCGCGGCTCGCTGTAATTGATCCGCAGACCCTGGCGGGCGATCTCCTGACGGGTCGCGAATTCCTGGTTGACCACGTCGTCATTGGCGGCCAGGCCATCATCCCACTCTTCGTGAGCGCTGGCATCGTCGAACTCAAGCATTGAGCATGCGCTCGCTGCGGTCCAGCCCGCCGGACCGGCGTCGTAGGTAGCCTCCTTGTCAAAGGCGGTAAGTATCAATTGATCGAGATAGTGTCGCTGAATAGCCATCTGAACCTCCTAACAAAATAGCGCAAAGGGCAGAGCGCAAAGGGCAGAGCGCAAAGAGCATAGCGTCCGGATGCTCTGCCCTTTGCCCCTTGCGCTTTGCCCTTTGCTAGATTGTAGTGAATGGATCCTCCGTCTTCGTCCGATACTGGATGATGTAACCGGTCTGGCCCATGCCTTCCGGGATCTTGCCCTGCACCAGGCCATAACTGCTCGGACCTTCGAGCGTGTCCACGGCCAGGCCGCCCCGGCGCGAATCGACCATCATTCTCTTCTGGATATCGGCTCTGATGGAAGCCACGGCCTTGCGCGGATCTTTCTGGACGCGGATCCAATATTCGAGCATGACATTCATCTCTCTGCGCGTCACGCTCGTCGCCCCGCGCTCGGGTATCTCGGAGCCGACGGCGACGAAGATCGTGGGGAAAAGTTGCAGATCGAGGCCGGCCTCCAGATCATCCGTAACGAGCTTGACGGTATTGGCGTATCCATTGGCCACGGTGATGCCTTCGAGCGTGGTCATGATATTCTGCACGATCTGTTCCTCGATCGAATCAGCCATGGAAATTGCGGATATCGAATGGCGGATATCGAATGGAAAACATTTCGCATTTCGCCTTTCGCCTTTCGCTATTCTTCATTTGATTCCCCTGAAATTCGAAAACACCGTCTGACCCGTGGCGTCGATAATGATCGGGAGAAATTTCCGCGCCATGGGGCCGGCCACGGGACGCGCTTTGATCGACACCTGATCTTTCAGGGCAAACATCGGAACCAGCCCTTCTTCCTCTTTTCTGAACGCGATCAGATTACCGGCGGCACTACGGCGCACGAGGGAGCGGCCTTGATAGTCGGAGAAAAACTGCGCGGGCCGGACCCGGGCGGCGCCCCCAGCATCGCGATTGTCGCCGATAGGGACCCAGACCTTGCCGCTTCGCCCCTTACCTGTGCCTCCGCGATGGCGGATCGTGGCACCTCCCTCATAGATCCTGCCCAGCCACCAGAAATAGGAGCGATCAAAAGATTTCCGTCCCATGGCGGCCAGGCCCTTCATGGTCCTGTTTCGGGGTGGGATATAGCCGAGACGGCCCAGTACATCTCCTCGCGGCATGCTGACGGCAGCGCGAAAGGCGCGTTGTAGCCGTATTCCACGGCCGCCAAAAAGCCCGGAAATAAGGGCGCGGGCCTCTCTGGCCGCGGCACGGAAATGCTTGCGCCAAGTAGTCGCAATCTGCTTTCTGTACTCACGGTCGAATTTATCAACCGCCCGGCGCAGCTTCTCTACCCCATCGCCCTTCTGTTCAAATTTGATCATTTCCCTGCAATCATGGGGACAGGCACCGTTTGACGGAGCCAGTCCCCTTCGCCATTCGCCTTTCGCCATTCGCCATTCCTAGCTCTCGGTTCAAAGGTTCAAGGTTCAAGGTTCAAAATCTGAGTTGAAGTTTTCGCTATTCGCCATTCGCCTTTCGCCATTCTTAAGTCGGTCCCGGTCTCACCCTATAATCTCCTAACAGCTCCAGCACGGAGGGATCGAGTTTGAGGCCCGAGCTGAAGCTGAACGAACCGCCCTCGAGCGATTGGCTGCCGAGACCTCCGGCTTCCCGACGGTCGAAAACAAGCTTTGCCTGGCGAATAGCGGCCTCTGCGAGATCGGCCGGGGCGCCGGAGATCGTCGAAAGCTGTACGGTATTGAGCCCGCTATCGAGACCGCTATCGGCGACGGTAACGGTAGTGACCCCGGCGGAGAGAGAGCTGGCCAAAACCGTGGTCTCCTGAAAGACGGATCCCCCGGCGGTATCCTTGTAACGCAGCGCGCGGCCCGGATAATAAACCGTGGTGTAATCTCCGGTAACGGTGAAGGTCCCGGCCGAGACATACGTAGGAGTCCCTGGCGCGGCGGCCCAGGCTGATTCGAGATAGCCGCCAGTGTAAACGATTTTGACGCTCTTAAGGCCCTCGGCCCATAGGGCGTAGCCGTCCTTGGCGACAATGCCCGTTTCGGAAAAACTGAAATAATCGGTATCGAGAACCAGCAGCTCATCGGCGCCATAGACGCGGGGAGCGGCGGTTGATTCCCAGACTTGAATAGCGGGCGTGCTTGCTACGGGGGGGCTGGCGAGGAAAATACGCTTCGCGTAAACGCCGGGGCTGAAATATTCCGTGCGAGCTATTTTGTCCCAGTCGGGACGGCCGAAGTGGCGGGCGAGTTGGAGAGTTACAGAGTCGATGATCTTGCCGAGCAAGGCGTCGAACGTGGACTCGAATTTATCCCCGCCCTTGGTGCGGTCCTTGACATCCTGAATGGAGCAAAGCTTGAGCGCCATTGAATCATCTAAAGTAAATCGTCAGCGTCCCTGACTTGGCATTGCCGGCGTTGGCGACCTGAAGCTCCAACGTGCCGTCCACGGATATGCGTTGATTGGTGGTGACGCCGTCCCCGGTCAATGGCGTGACCTGTTCCTTGTTTACATTGGAGCGATTGGCGCCCTTGCCCGCGAGCACGTCGAAGCCATCTTCGTCCAGAAGCGTCACATCGTATAGATCGGTCGGCTGCAGGCCGGCAGCTCCGGGGCTAAAGACGGCGCGCAGGATCTCGCCGGAGATCTGGGGTGAGGCGATGCCGCTGACTGCCCCGGCGGCGCTGGAGACCCAGAGCATCGAGACGCTCTGGACGGTGCGCGAGCGGGACTCGGTGAATGTTATGGAACCGGCCATATGTCAATTGCGGATATCGAATTGCGAATGGCATGGTTCGGCGAGCTCACCATGTCCTGAGCCCATCGAAGGACGGATTGCGAAAGGTTTTCGCTATTCGCCATTCGCTTTTCGCCATTCTTTTAAACGACTCTCATCGCGATGACGAACACGTTGCAATTCGCATCGTTGGTGCCATCGGCTTTCGTCACCCGTAGAGTGCCTGCGGCTGCGATGGTAGCCTGGGCAGCATCGATAGTGCCTGCGCGAGTGACCGCCTTATCCCCTTTGTTGGTATCGATCGCATCGGTGATGGCCGTAGCGCCGTTTTTCACCGTGATAGTATCGTTCGCGCCGCCTGCCGCGGCATTGACCACGATGACATCAAGGACGCGGATCTTGTGGGTCACCACCACATCTTTGTCCAGCCCCCCAGCCTGATCGGCCAGGATATGATGGATCACCATGAGTCCTGCGGTCGTGTCTGACGCTGCATGATTTGCTGCAACGCGGGCGTTGATTTCGTTCGCAGTTAATCGATCCTCGCCAATCGAGCCTGTGGCGAAGGCACTGTCTACAGTGGCCACGTCGAATATCCCGGCGGCAAACAATGCCCGGCCTGCAGCGTCTGCGCTGATGACCCCGGCGGCCAGGAGCGCGGTCGTGATCGCAAGTGCCTGGAGTTCGTTCGTGCCAAGTTTTCGAACCCGGCTGCAGAGCCAGAAGATCTGTCCTACAGTCGCCGATTTCACGACGACCATGCCGACAGGATGGACCCGGGCGGTCGCACCCGTTGGGGCCGTGACGGTAAATCCGCCTGCGGTAACGTCGAGATAGACCGGATCGCCGGCGGTGCCGACGGCATTGGTATTGAGATTGGCCGCCGAGAGCGCCGCCTTGACCACAACGCCTGCGGCATTGTTGGCAATGGTGGCAGTAGTAACCCAAACGTCTTCGTGCGCGGCAACGTCGGCGTCGGCCAGAACGATCTTGGGCTTGCCGCTGGTGACATCGAGGCCCGAGACGGCGACGAGCTTGTCTGTGACGATGTCAGAGCCGGTCTTGTTGATGACCTCGAGGCCGATTTTCTGCGCTATGGCGGCGCCGGCCCCGAGCTTGGTGGCTGTGACCGCGCCGGTGGCGATATCGGTCGCCTCGATCGCGACCGGCGCGTCCAAACCGGCGGCTGAGTTGAAACTGACTTTGCGATTGACGCCGTCGATGGTGAAGATCTCTTTGCGATTGACGCCGTCGATGGTGAAGATCTCATCCCCATTCTTATCGTAGAAGACGAGATTACCGTTGATCCATTCCGTTCTGACGAGTGCGAGAGGCATTTTACAGGCCCTCCGTTAAAGAATTGCGGATTGCGAAAGGCGAAAGGCGAAGGGCGAAGGGCGAAAACCATTCGCAATCCGCAATTCGAGATCCGCAATTCCACTTCGCAATTCGCCTTTCGCCATTTTCTCAGTCCACGATCGCCGAAGGCGGGGTGGCCTCGGCGTACTTCATCATGAGAAAAGCCGTGATCGAGACAAAATCCGTCGCCTGGCTGGAGTCGGCGACGTTGACGCCGACGCAATCGAAAGCGTTGGCTACGTCCAGACAGTCGGCCGGGTTGATCTCGAACACGACCTGCTTTTTCTTGATATCGTTCGTGACCGTGTAATCCTTGGCGGCGGTCTTTCTCACCAGGGCGTCGCTCGCGGCCACGTCCTCGTTGGCCCAGATCCGAGTCGTATTGGTCAGGACCTTGGTATCGCTGCCGGCCACGACGGTCGCCTGGTTGACCGTGAGCTTGGTGGCATGGCCCACGGCCTGGTTCATCTCGACGACGATAAAGGCCTTGATCGCGTTTTTGAGCGAAATCCAATCGCTATCGAAGCCGCCGTTGGAGGTCTGAGGGTGAGCGAGTTGTACGGGTTTACATCCTTCGGGAATCATAGGGTCCTCCTCTAAAAAGAATTGCGTGGTTCGGCGAGCTCACCACGTCCTGAGCTTGTCGAAGGACGAAAAGCGAAGGGCGAATTGCGAAAACTTTTCGCCATCCGCAATTCGCAATCCGCCATTTTCGTTTCGCCTTTCGCCATTTTGTTACGCTCTGGTATCCAGCGCCACGAACGAGCTGAGGGTGTTGGTGCCCTTGGCCGGATTGAGCACGGTTTTCAACTTGGGCGCGCCGTTGTTTCTCACGACCCAGCGGAACATGCTCTCATCGTATTCGAACCTGACGTGCATGGACTCGGCGGCCTCCAGGCCGTCCTTCTCAATGATCGCGTAGTCCATCATGTTCGCGTAGATGATATCGCCTAACGTCCCCAGGGTCTCGGCTTGCTCGATGGGGATCACTGGCGTCCCATACAGGGTATCGAACGGGGTCCCGGCGAGTCCGTTGGCCGGGAGATAGACGGAGTAACCACCGGTGCCGACCGGGAGACCCATGGCGTGGAGCTGGGGCTCGACATCCTGGTTGATGAACCAGACGGAGCCCAGCCGGCGGCGGGCCAGCAAACGGGCCCGCATTTTAATGATGTTGTTGGCGACGACCGTTTTGGCCGCCTGGTTTGTCTCCTTCGCGACCTTGACGATCGCGTCTGACTTGACGATGCCGAGCGGGACGCCTGCGCCGGTCCCGAACAGGACTTCATCGTCGAGGACCCAGGAGAACTCTTCGGCGAAGGCCCGGGTGATGATCGCGCCCAAAGAGGTGGCGTCCCGGAGCGATTCGGCACTGGCGGTCATGAGCGCCATCAACTTTTCGAGCGCCAACTCCCACTTCCCCATCTTCGGCGCGCTACGCGTCACGGTGTTGCCCTGGCCGACCCGATAGACCCGAACGCCACCCCAACGGGAGCCCGTGGCGCGGCTCTCTTCGTCGATATACGGCGCCTTGAGGCCGTCGGCGTCGGCGCCGATCGGGATATGATCACAGCGGGAAGCGACCTGGGATTCGGACATCGCCCGATCGAGAAGGGCGAGGGAGAAGTCGCGCCGGACGAGAAAGCCGCCTTCCGAGCCCACGCTCGTATTTAGATCGGCGGCGGCCATCAGGCGTTGATCGGGGGCTTTGCCGGGCACGGCCGCGGAGGCGACGGCCCTCAGAATGGTCCCCAGGCCGTTATAGAAGCGGATGGGATCCTCCTTGGCCATCTTGCGCGCATCATACTTGAGCGGCGCCCCCGGCGAATCGCCGGGAGGGCTTTCTCTGCCGGAAGCGACGTTTTGAAGGAGCTCGGCATCGATGTCATCGAGCTTTTTCTGTTGGGCGATGCGATCCTTGATCTCGCCGTCTTTCTTCTCCATGGCCTCGAGGGAGGTCTTTTCCTCCTCGGTGAGCGCACGGTCCTCCTTTTTGGCCTTTTCTAGGATCGTCTTGCCTAGCTGGAGATTCAGGTGTTTCTCTTCCTGCAGGTTTTGAAGCGCTTTTGACAACATAGCCGAAAAATCGAGACTAGCTTGCGCCCTTCGTTGGAATTGCGACTTTTAAGCTACTTCCTATCCGTTTTTGGCGACGGCCGTCGGGCCGCGTCGATTCGAATAGGGTTCGATCACAAAACGGTAATTACCGAAAATAACAATTTTTGTCAAGAACTTTTTTTCTGGTTCGATTTCCCTCACCATGATGGTGAGCTTTGTGGTTCGACCCTTCGATAAAACTCAGGGCCCTGTCTTCGACCCTGAGGCTCAGACCCGAAGGGAGCAAGTCGAAGGGCAGGCTCACCACCATGAGCCCGTCGAATGGTCGAATCCATCAGCTCTCCAATTCGCGGAGTCTCAAATCCCACTCTCTGCGCGTCAAATCCGAGGCAAAACCGCAGGCCGAAGGAGTTTCCGCGACCGTCTCTAGGGCCGGCGCCGGATCAGGCGCAGCGGGCGCTTCCTCGCGGTTGCTGGCTTGGACAGTTATCGTCTCGCGCTCTCCGGGTGCATCCCCTTGGTCTTCATCGTCCGCAATCCGCAATCCGCCCTTCGCCATTCCCCTTCCTGGTTTTGTTCCCGCGCTCTTCAGTCGTGTAAGCACCTGCTCGAGGGTTTCGATCCGGTCGACCATGCCGAGCTTGAGCGCTTCATCGGCCAGGATCATCCGGCCCTCGCCGAAGTCCTGTTTGATGGTCTTTTCTGTAACGCCGCGTCCGAGCGCTACGGCTTTTACGAAATCCCGGTAGTAGGCGTCCACTTCTTTTTGAATCTGGGTCCGGGCTTCATCAGAGAGCGGCTCGAAGGAATTGCCCTCGGTCTTGAATCTGCCCGCCGAGATCAGCGTCGGCTTGATGCCCTCCATCTCCAACATCTGGGAAATGTCTTCGTGCATGGCCCAGACGCCGATCGAGCCGACCTGGCCGGAGGGGGAAATCGAGATCTCGCTCGCGGCGGAGGCGAGCCAGTAGGCGGCGCTGGCGGCGTAGGCGTCGGCGACGGCGACGACGGGCTTGCGCTCGCGGCCCGCGCGGATCTCATCGGCCGCTTCCTGGAGACCGAAAACGTCTCCGCCCGGCGATTCGAAGTCGAGAACGATGGTCCCCACGTCTGGGTCGTTTAGTGCCGCACGAAATTCCTTGGCAAGCATCTCGGTCGAGGTCCCGCCGGAGTATTGCATCATGATATTCATTCGGTGGGCGATAATGCCGAAGACGGGAATGACCATGATTCCCGCGCCGGAAGCGCGCCGGGCGGCGGCGACCCGGGCCTCGAAGGCGGCCCGCAGCGGCGCCCACTCCTCGGCGACAATCGCCTCTCCCGCGCGGGCCATGGCGAGCACGTGCGCGATCTCACAGAGCTTCTCGGGCAGGATCGCCCAGGGCGTGCGGAAAAACTCGCTAGTCAGCCTCGCGTAGGACTTCCTCGATCTGATCTTCATCATGTTTTTCTCCTTCCTTGCGGGTCATGGCCAGAACCCACTCGGATCCGTTGTTTTTGAACTCGCTCAATAGATGGGGCACGGTGCCGCGCTCGGCAGCCTCGCAGATTCGCCGTGCTTGGAAAAGCGCGTAGCGATTGGCCGCCTCCTCGCCGATCGCGAGCGCTTCGGCGACGTACCGGGCATGTTCATCGTAGAAAGTGAGCACGGAATCTTTGAAGCTCTTCATGTCGCCGCCGGCGCGGACTAAGAGCTTCTCGACGGCGCCGATCTCGCGCCGCGAAATTCGTCCGGCGCTTGCGCGCAGCAGTCGTGTGAGCCGTGCGTGGTTCGGCGAGCTCACCACGTCCTGAGCCTGTCGAAGGACGGAGCCGTCTTCGCCGTCGACCGCCGGGGCCGATGAGGCGCCGCCCATGTTCAACGGTGAAAGAATCTCATCCAGGCCCTGGCGGGGATTTAAATTTTCCTTGATACGGACTTCATTGCGCGCCATCCAGGGGCCGCCTGTGGCTTTGGAGTATGCCTCGTAGCGTGTCTTGATATCGCCCCGGAGGAAGCCCTCGAGCATGAACTCGGCGAAGAATTCATCGTTGCGCGGCGAGATAAGCTGGAGATCGACCCGTTTTTCGAACTTCACGAAGTCGGGCATCCGCTCATAGGTAATGAATTCCAAGCTCATCTGCTCGATCGATGCGTAGCTCGGTTTGGTCAACTCATTCAAAAGATGGAGCGGAACGCGGAAGGCGCGCGCGATATCTATCACCTGGAACTGCCGGGTGAGTACCATTTGCATCTTCTCCGGATCAAGCCCGACCTGGATCCACTCCATTCCCTCCTCGAAGATATTCGGCTTGTGGGCGTTCATAACGCCCTGGTGGTTTTCCTTCATCCACTCCAAGAGCCGGGTGTGGGCCGTACTGGAAAGCGCTTTGGGATGCTTCAGGTAGCCGCCGGGGGCGCCGTTATTTTCGAAATAGCGCGCGGCGTAGGCTTCGCCCGCCATAGCCAGACCGATCGGCTCGCGCAAGAGATCGAGGGGCGAGAGCCCCACGACGCCATCGGAGGAGAGGCCGCGGAGGTGAAGGACTTCATCCTGGGTGAATGATTCCTTCCCGCCGTTCTTGATCGTGTGGATATAACCGATGCGCCCGGAGGGAAGGGCGAGGGGAAGGACGCGATCGGGATGCATCGGGAGCAGCATGAAATCACCCGGACCGCGCGGGCCGCGGACGATCCGGCTATAGGCATTGCCCCTGAGAGAGACGTGGCCCTGCATCATCTCGCGCCATTCCGGCGAGGTCTGAGCATCGTTGGGGGAATCATGGAGACGGTAATAGGCCGGATGATCCGGTGCAGGGTCTTTGCCTTCGTCACCACGACGACGGTAGATCTTGAACGGCGGGACGCCGATGGTCTCGGCCACGATCCGCACGCAGGCGAAGACGACGCTGAGGCGCATCGCGGACTCAGCGCTTACGCGCATCCCGGACAGCGTCTTCGAGGTGAACCCGGTCGGGTTATACCAGAAATCGTCCCAATCCTTGTACGGACTCGCCGAGGGAGTAAGCAATCGCGCAAGTAGGCTCATGGACGGATATACCTCCAGAGGCCGAAGGCCAATAGAATCAGCCCGATCGTGATGTAGGACCCGGGCGGGTAGATCTGGTACGTGCCATATCCTAAGAAAGCAAGTCCGATGAAGGCGATAATATCATTAAAATCGATTATCTGAAAGAAAACTCTTTTTAAAATCTCTCTCATGTCAGTTTCACGGGCCGCGCGTAGGTCCTTGAAAGCGAGGGATCTTTTCCATTTTTACTTTTACTTCTCCTTCTATCTCTATCTCCGGCAGCTCGACGACAATGGTCATCAAACATTCCGCTCTTTTCGTGCGGCAATCAAATTCCCACTTCAGCGCTACGATGTCCTTGATTTCTTTTCCCGACTGGACGTCATAGATGCAGGTATTATAGGTCGTGCCGTCGCTTACGATCTTGATCTTCATGGTTAGGTCCTTTCACAACGTCAGCGGCGGCCTTTCGTCGTAGACGGATTTGCCCGTGTCCTCCGGGGGTTCCACGATCGCACGGGCGAGACCGATCACGAGAGCTTCAATCCCATCAATTCGTTTTTTATCGGCGATTTTTACCGGCCAGTAGTCTCCATGTTCGTTCATCTTTACGGTCGCATTGCCAGCATTCCAACGCAGAACAGGATTGCCACCATGTTGTATCTTTTTACCTAATATCAGGCTGTCCAATTCCTTGGAAGCGGAGGCGAGACTCCAACCCGGGCGTATCTGTATACACCATTGTTTTTCCGTAGTTCCCGTTAGAGGATCGACGACCACATCGGGTACATAGCCAGGACGGTTTAGCTCCAAATGTTGAACCATATGCTCGGCATACATTTTATCGTAGCCGATGCGAAGCATGCGATATTTTCTCGCGTCATCTAAAATCGCCTTTTCGATAAAATCCTTATCCACTACGTTCCCGGGCGTGGTCTCAATATAGCCCTCACGGATCCACACATCATAGGGCACCAGATCCCTTTCAACACGGGCCTTAACATTTTCCTCGGGAATCCAGAAGCGTACAAGCACGATCCAGCGCCCGACTGGATCTTCAGGAGGAAAAACGAGCGTACAAGCAGTTAAATCCCTATTCGAAGAGAGATCGAGACCGGCGAAACATTGACGGCCAATCAAGGACTCGAGATCGATCGGATCGGAGCCATTATCCCAGAGATCGAGATCAAGCCAACGGCTCTCCTGCTCGGTCCAGATACAGAAGTTCAGGCGTTTGACGATATTCTGTTTGGCGGGCATCCCGATAGCCTCGCGCACTTTCTCGCGCAAATATTCGGGCCCGAGAGAGACGCCCAGATTCGGATTGGTTTTTATCCAGGTTCGCTCATCGCGCCAGTCATCACATTTTTTGCACTTGTCGTCCGGAAATGTCTTGCCGGATTTCTGACAATTAACACAGGGGTCGAGCTGGCAGATATAACCAAACCATAGATCATTGAGCTCCATGCCTTCCAGGATCGACCGTGTATATTCGTGATGTTGCCAGCAGACGGAATGACGATCGTATCCGGCGTTGGTGATCTCCACCATTAGCGGTTGGCGGCGCCCTTTCTTGCCCAGGTCCATCTTGTCCACGACGATCGAGGAGCGATGTTCGTGAATCTCATCGACCAGCGCCATCTGCACGCGCTTGGCATCGAGGGAGCGGGCCTCGGATGATACGGGGCGCAAAAAAGACAGCGTGGAAGGATAGGCGATATTGTGCTCTCCGATCTCCAATTTGGCTGCAAGATCCGGATTCGCTTCGGCCATGCGCTTGGCGTCGCGGAATAGCGTGTAACTTTGGTCCTTCGTGACCGCAGCGCAATAGATTTCGGCGGCCCATTCCTGATCGCAGATAAGACCGTAGAGACCGATACCCGCGGCGAGCGGCGTCTTCCCGCTTCCTTTGCCGGCCTCG